CGTTGACTTGCTACTAGATGTTAATTATATTAACTTTATAGGCAGCAAGGGAGCAACGCCATGACAACGATGACTGACTTTTCAAAATGGGAAGCACACGCCAAAACGCTCAGCATTGGCTCACTTAAATTCGTCATCACAGATTGCGCTCAAGCAAGAGACGCCATGCGCGGATGGAACCCTGAGAAGGAAAACTATTACGCTGACCAATGCTTTACCTATCAGGATGAACTCAGACGGAGATTGAAATAATGCGGACCAGAAAATATAACAAGAATGGCTTTGACATCATTGCTAACCTGAAACGCATTGACGATCAAATAATGGCTGACATTCTATATAAGCCATACGGAGAAGCCGATTACATTGAAATCGGAACTATCTACGAAAATGATACAGCGCCATGCGGAACAACCCGCAGCACTGCCTCATGGACACATGAAAAATGCGGAAGCACCATGTGGAAACAAAGATGGCACGATGCCGCCATCAAGCTTTACAGCGAATGGAGAAAACAATGAGCAACTGGATGCAAGACGTAATTATCGCCGCCGCTATCGGCACGGCAATCATTGGCTGGATAACAGCCGTATCAATGGGATGGATGTAATGACCAATCAAAGGAAAGCCATAAAAGACCTCAACGAGGCCGCATATGCCGCACTGAGAGCCTTTAACATAGCTTATGCGGGTAAGGCAGGGGAACATAAGATAGCTCGCATACTGAGGGAAATAACCGTAGGCTCTGATCTTGCATTTGACATGATCGTAAAAGAAGAAAACTCAGAAAGATTGGGCTACTGACATGAAGTACGCAAATCAAATCGGGTATTCTGACATTCATCCATATGAAGTTATAGAGCGCCGCACAGAGCGCAAGTTGATAATCAGGGCAATGGAAACCTTAGAGCTTGCGTGGGAGAAAGAAGTATACGCTGGCGGCTTCTCAGCGCACTTCGCAAATCAATCAAACCAGAAGTGGGATATTAAGCCTGACGAAGAAGGCCATGTAATATCCATCAGACAGCACAAAGATGGACATTGGTATGACACCTCAGGTGCGAGATACCGATTGTCCGATAAACCTCGAAAATTTTATGACTATAACTTCTGAGGTTAGCATGAGAAATCCAAATCCATTTACAAGAGGCATTAAACTTATAGAGGTTTATAAAAAATATAACTCGAACAGAGTTGTATCAATGAATGAGTATAGGATATTTTTATTAGTGTCTGATCTGTGCGCGAACGATGCATGGGCAAGCCAAACCCAAATTGCTAAAATGTCTGGGCTATCACCAAACGTAGTCAATCGAAATCTCTCAACATTATCCAGTTATTCGAGGGCTAACAATTCATTAAACCTTATTGAAATAGATACAGATCCAAATGATAGGCGTTACAGACGTTATAAACTGACAAACAAAGGTCTAGCTCTTAGAACAGAAATGCTTGAAATAACGCAAAAATATTAAAATAATTAACATTTTATTGTTGACGCCATACCTATTGTTGATTATATTAACTTTATAGACAGAAAAAAATGGAGGAACAAATGGCTACTCAAGTTTTTACAAAAGACGGAACTCTCTTAATGCAGAGAAACGCAACAAAATTTGGCTCACTCTTAACAGTATTCTCTACTTGCGACGATTTCTTTAACTCTGGAGATGACAGCTTGGAAAGACTGGATGTTGAATTAGAGGATGGGCGCACGATGAAGGCATGGGAAGCGTTCCAAGATTTAACTAGAAATGGCGAAGTTCAAGCCACATTTAAATGGAGAAACTAAATGATTGGACCGCTTAAAATAACCGCTGGAGAGTATTTCTACAAAGGCTGGAAAGTATTCAGAGAAGGTAAGATCTGGACTATGACACCAGAGGGAGATTTTCACCCAACAGATGCAGCGGACAGCTTGCGTAATGCATTTAACTTCATTGACCATTGGGAAAAAACAATCCTCAAAGATATGAGGAATTACTGATGGCTCGCACCCCTATTTACTTTCGATACCTCAAAGCAACAAAGGCGTCTAAATTTTTAGGGATGACAATAGATTACTTTCTGACCATGTCTCAAAGTCCAGACTTCCCACAGAGGGTTTATTTTGGGCATGGTTACAGATGGAATGAACAAGAACTGATGGAATGGAAAAATGAAAATTCAAACCGCAATAAATGAACTAACCAAGCTTGGGAAAGTAGTAGACGAGAGCTACGAAGCGGTAATGAAACGAAGAATGCCCAAAATGGAAGTAAAGGGTCCACTCTTTGCTGGAATAACCGCTTACAAAGCATTGAACATGGAAGGCGAGTTCAAAGACCTTGATGAGGCATACAATGTTGTAACTGCATATATCCTTGACGAAATGTTAAAGCATCAAGGATCTCATGACATAAACTGAGGTTAAAATGATAAAATATAAATGGGGTAAACAAATAGACGCATGGGACTCATATCTTGATATGGATGATTATGACGAGGTTCCAATCTTTGACCAATTACCTTCTAAAGAGGAAATATCTCAGCTGGTCAAAAGCCTTCAGTCTGACGGACAAGCCATAGGTTCTTCAAACAATTTCTGCTATCCTGACCCGATTGAGGTAATTTCAAAATACGAACCTACCGATAGGCCAAGTCAAGAACACAGAGATTTAGCTCATGGTATGGCTACCAAATGGCATCTATTAACCAAAGAACAACAAAAGAACATAAAAAGCGGCTTAGATGACGATTTCCTTGCTGTTTTAAATGCTGCAATTTGGGCATATCAAAGTTACATGAATAGAGAAGCTCATGCTGCGCAAATTGAACGCGAGCGCCTAGATCAACAAGTAATTGATCTTAAAAACGAGATCGCATACATGAAGAAGCAAAAGTATCTTTAGCTTTTATCTTTTGACTTTAATGGATGACCTTCTGGCAAAAGATCTGTATCAAACTTCCCACTCTTATAACGGCCTGTTCTGACCGCTCCTAAGAACACATTAACTCTTGCATATGCCCACTGATCAGCACTGCTTACAGATGGCCTTACACTCTGAGGATTTGTATTGTACGCGCCTATCCCTCTGCGAAATACAGCTTCCAGCATACGCTGAGTAACACGCTTACCCTTCTTGTCACCATGCTTATCGTTATGATCTTTAACTTTTTCCGCTAAACCTTTTTTGACTGCCTCAGATATTTTAGTCGGCGCTTTTTCCTCCAGCGACAAATCTTCCATAAATGGTTCCAAGGCTTCAGTCTTATCACGCTCTTTCTCTAACTCCGCTGTTTTGCGATTGGCCCAAGCTTGACCTTCATCGCCGCCCCAACCCAGCCAAGCGATAAGTCCAGCAGTCGGCCATCCGTCCTCACCCCTGCGAAAGCCCTCTGCCCGTTTGTCTACTTCATGCCTTGCAAAAAAGCTTTTCATGCGTCGAACTGTACTGGGAGACAATCTCTCTTTGTTAATAAGCTGATTTGCTCTAGCAACACCAACTCTTGTCATCCCTCGACCATATTCCTTTCGAAGATCTAATGCCCTCTGTCCATTCTTAGCCATCGCATCAGTTGGAACAGTATTTACATCACTCTCAGCTTTATTCTCAAGATCATCATCCTTAAAATCTTTTGCGTCCTCATAACTCGCATGACTATCGCAAGGCATAAATACCACCTTACCACCGACTGTATGCTGATGAGTACCAACGCATCCTATTTCTTCCGCACGGGCTGACGCTTCTTCTCTGGTTGTGTAGGTGTCTTGTCCAACCTCTGACTTGCCTTCAAAACTACCGTAGGCTTCTTTTCCTGCATCTTCTGGGTCTTGCCCTTCGTCTGCCGCCACTTCTGGACCACCCAATGGGAAGAGGTTTGCCGCGATAAAGACTTCGTCACCTCCTGTGATGGGTTCAAGGCCCAATCTTTCACGCGCTTCATTACGAGAGATAATTCCATCTCTAACTGCCGCAGTAACATTCTCATAAACTCTTCGTCTCCGCTCTGTCATGGCTGGGATCTGGTCTATATCATAACTAATAGTTATATCATCACCAAACGCTGGTGCGAGCCATTCGTTTAAGTCACTTTCAATCCTGCGAGCCAATGGAATGATGGTTTCTTCATATAGTGCTAGTCTGGCCTCTTGAACATTCGCATATGTCTGAGCATCAGGAACACCGATAAGCTGAGACGGAATACCAAAGCACAATGCAATATCTTTAGCACTCATGTTCATTTGAGAAAGGAAATCCATATCGCGGGGTGACATTCCCATTTCTTTCCAGTCAAAATCACCTTCAAGCAATACTGGCTTTCCAGCGTTATCTACGCCTTGAAATCTAGAGTGCAAATCTGACTGCAACTGCTGTCGCTGACCATCTGATAGCATCATACGCATTCCAGCATCATCAGAGGGCTTGAATACAATCGCCCCAGAGGGTCGCGCTCCATTCGCCAATAATGCGATATTGTGCTTCGCAATCATGTTGTGCTGATCGACATCAATAGAAGCTGCCATAAGTGGCGAAAGCCCAAGATAATCGTCCAGAGGGTTCCACATCTTGAAATGTTTAATCTCAGATGCTCCTGTTGCTGGGTCGGCTGGATAAGTTCTTATTACCTCTTGTCCAACTTTATACTTATAAGACTTTGGTATTGCGGTACTGCTTGGTTCAATCTCAATTCTATCTGGCCTAAGAACATGCAACTCTCTTGGAACGCCGTTTATATCTGATTGAAGCGCGTATGAATTTCCAGACAGCAGAAGGTATGAATAAAGACTTTGAAAATACTCCACACCAGCTTGCAATGGGTTTGGTCTATTCAGCAACGAAATAAGCGGATGCCTATCAAGCTTTATATCTCCTTGATAAACGCAAAACGGGATACTTGCTGCCCCATTGGCAATTTCATTAACACAGCGATAAACTATGGCGTTCTGCCTATATCCCTCATTAGCATAAGCTTTGAAGTTATCTTTACGCGCGTGGTACGGCATAGAAGCGTTCATATACACCTGTGGTGCTTCCTTGCGCTCAATCGGCGCGTCTCTGAATAATCCCGCTATATTGTCTAAAATACCCATCAGCTAATTCTCCAAACGGCCTTGCCTGTTCTTGAGTTCAATTCTGTTAATGCCCAAACTAAAGCATCAAGTCTATCAGGCGA